TTAATTTTTCTTTGCCAAAACTTTGCCACTGACCTCTTCCAATAACTCAATCATTTTATCCTCTGTAGATTGGTATAGATGAGAATAAGTATTCAATGTCATATCCACTTTAGCGTGTCCAAGTCTCTTTGATATAGCTAGTGGGTTTATTCCTGAATTTATCAACAAACTAGCATGAGAATGTCTCAGGTCGTGAGGCGTAATTTTTTTCACACCTGCTTTATCACAATACCTTACAAGATCATTTTTAAAGACTTCTTTAGTCATTGGAAAAAGTCTGTCTTCTTGGGTTAATCCATACATCATTTTAACATATTTTTTTAGCAATTCAACCAAGTTTTGAGGCAGCTTTATAGTTCTTTCACTGCTTTCATTTTTAGTTGATTTAATTATATTTTTCCCTTTTAATCTAGCATAAGATTTATCTATTTTCATAATTCCTTTTTTGAGATCTACGTCACTTAATGTTAAGGCTAGAAGTTCTCCAACTCTTATTCCTGTCCAAAATAGGATATTAAAAGCTGTATAACTCATTGGCTTATGTTCTATAACCTCAGTAAATTTTTCAAACTCTTCTAATGTCCAAAAGTTTATTTTTTTATCATATCTTAATTTTAAAGGCCCTGCTTTTTTACATGGGTTTTCTTTAAGTTCATAGAAATTCACAGCATGGTTCATAAGTGCCGAAAGTTGAGCATTAATCTTTTGTATATAGTGTGCCTTATAAGGATTCCCAGTTTTTGGATTAGTCCCTGTGATCAATTTATTTTGAAAATCTCTGATTATTATAGGTGTTATTTTCGACATCTTCATATTTTGAAAATAAGGAAGAATGCTATTTTTGAATATTAACTCCTTCAAATGATATGTAGTTTCAGCAACTCTTGGTTTTATATCTCCCATATATAAGTCATAAAAGGAAGTGAATGTCATATTAACTGACTTACTTCCTTTGAGCTTGTGTTCACTCTCCCAAAGAGAGGCCTCCTTTTTAGTTTTGAAACCTCTCTTTTGGGATTGTTTTAATTCGCCACACTGATTAAAAGTGTATACAACTCTCCATTTTTTACCATCTTTATAGACTGGCATCTAACTCACTGGTTCCTCTGAGACTATCCCTAGCTTTTTCATTAAATACTTAGAGTTTACTCTTCCTCTGATAACAATATACCCTTCTTTTTCCATTTCATTATTAACTTGTTTCATAAGCTTATAAGCTTTACTTTCTTTTACTTGACATATATTCATCACATCTTCAACGGTTAGCATTTGTTTCATATATAATCCCTCCTAACTAATTCCAGCCATTTTCTTTCTTCGGTTATATCTCTCTTTTTCATTCATATCACTTCTAAAATACGATTATAAAGTCCTTCGGTATATCTCCCTTCATAGCCCACCCCACAAAGGTGTTTTTAGGCAACCCTAAGTCGTGAAGGGCGTACTGGCTACCGCTTCTCAGAGCTACTTTCCTTTTTGACATATCTATCCTGCTGTCAGTTTTGCTAGGTCTCCCAGGCTTGAAAATAAACTTCTGTACAGCCTGCCTGACAGCATTTTCAGAACACCCCAGGACAAGCCCAATCCCGTAGTAATGTACCCCTTCTGTTCTCATCTTTTTCAGTTTCTTTATCTTTTCCTTAGTCCAATCCATACCCCTTAAAAACCTCCAGACAAAATTTTTATCTAGGAAGGCAGACTGGAACCCACCCTCCACATCTATTTAAAAACGTCACTTATGACGTTGTCAGCTGAATTATCCTCAGATTCCATTATCTCTCCGGTATCTTCATCATAATCTAAAGTTGGAGCTACTACTTCCTCAGTAACGTCCTTAAGGTTTTCTTCACTGGCTTTATATACGCCCTCGTCTTTAGAAGCCATTTCAAGATACTCAACCGAAACAGGCAGCCACTTCATAAGTTGCTTAACTACTGTTTTATGTGCCATAGCTTCAAAATGTTGTTTCCATACATTACTTTGGTAATTTCCTTTCCTATGCTTTTTTTCGTGCTCTACTACATCATCATAGGACATGAAATGAAATTGTTTTGAACCGTCTTTTAGCTCCGCAACGGAATAAAATCCGATCATATTTCCTCTGTTTTTAAAAACTGGTTTATGATTAAGAGTACAGTCTAATCCATAACCTATTTCAAACTCGTCATTTTCATATACTGTGTGAACTCTTATATTTGAAAGTTGTTTTGATCTCCTTAGAAGCTCCAACATACCTTTATACCCAATTTGAAATTGGCATTCCATTTGCCCTTTAACAGAGAATGGAATTAAGTAAGCTTGCCCTAATACTCCACCGGGTTCTAATCCAAGTTGAGAAGATGTCATAAGAGCACCCAATAGACTTTCTCTGCTACATTCTGCCAATTTTGGATTCTGTCTGATGCATGTAAGAGCTATTCTTACAAACCTTTCTGTATCAACATGTTTTGGTAATGCCATAGCAAACTGGCTTTTCATCTTATCGCTTGAGATAAGGTCATATATGCTGTTACTTTTCTTTTTAGTTACAGATCTGTTAGTTGCTGCCTTTTGTATAATGTCATTTTTAGCTATCTTTTCTGCCATTTATGATTCCTCCTAAGATAATTTTATATATTGTCTTTTCGTTTTTTCTACAAGATATTGCTCATATAAATCTGGATTTTCAAATTTGAACTTTTTACTGTCAAATCCTTTGTAAGGACCTCCTTGAATACTAAACTTACGTCTCCCCCAAAGTCCTCGTTTAGATCCCCGCTCTATTGCTTCTTTAAACACTTCCTGTTTAATTTTCTCAATTTTTTTATCGAGTTCTTTTCTTTGTTCAATAAGTTCCTCGTAGGTTTCAACTTTATCTGCAGCTGCTTCAACTTCGATTTTTTCTCCCTTATCTTCAGCATAATCTGCTAAAAATTGAAGGTGCTCTGTATAGGAGGAGCTCCCATCTGGCTCCGGGACTATATTATGGATAACGTGGTCCTCCCAAAAGATCCTCCCTTCTGTTCTAAGATAATTAATTGTTTCCTCACATCTTTCTATTTTAAATTGTCTGTAATGTTGTCCACCTATTAGACAACAGATATAAGCATATTTCAGGCCTGTTATCCCAAGGTACCAAAGGACCTGGCAGAGATAATTACGAGGACAGCTGTCACCTTCCCACTTATCTTTGTTATAGAGAGTAGTTGTTTTAACTTCTAGTATTCCCACCTCTCCTTTTTCATTTATTAGATATCTGTCTACATTGGCTATTTCCCATGGGTTTGCTTTTACTGTTACTGGCAGATCTACAACGGTATATCCTTTGTTTTTTTTCTTAAAAATATCAGCTATCACAGGTTCTAGGACATGCCCCATCTGGACAGCTTCAGATTCTCTAATTTTCTTTTGTTTCTCCTCATATTGCTGTTTCAATACTGCATTATTTCTAGCTGTCTTTGAAATAAATACATCTATTTTTGACGAATATTCATTAAGTCCGATTACTGCAGCAATATCACTTCCACCTAGTCCACCTTCTCTAATTTCAAGCCATTCTTCTCTATTTCCAGGCCTTAATATTTGTTTCTCTTCAAGTGCTTTTTCTACTATTGCCTCAGGGCTCTTTTCAAGCTCCTTATAAGCTTTCAGCAGTTCAGGTTTATTCATTTTCCAAAGTCCTTTAACCTTACCCCTGAGGGCATTTTGTAACTCTTTAACAGTCATTAGGTGACCTCCCTTTTTTAGTTTTTGATAAGTACCCTCTAACCCGTAGAGGGACCTAAAAAAACTAAAAATTTCCATAATATTTAATCTTCCTCTTCTTCTGCTGCTTCAATAGACCAGCTATCTCCATAAGCTTGGTTAATATCCAACTCTTGGCCACATTCACACCTCCAAAGTTCTTCATAGGGCTCTGTCCATCCGTCTCCCCAGTTTCCAACCTTATCCATCCAGTTCCCACAAAGATTACATATAGCCACTTTTATCGCCTCCTCAGTGTCTCTTCTATTTCTTCTTTCTTGATAGCTTCAACCACAGTAATATCACCATACTTGGCTACCAACTTATCCAATACCTCTGACTTACCACTTATCCCTTTTCTCATCTTCCTTTCACCTCTCCGCTATGAACCTCTTGTAAAAGTAGCCTGATAAACACTTCCGAATATTGTTTATTATTTTTAACTATCAATTGTATTTCATGAGCCTCAAGATCATGTTTTCTAATATCCATAAATGTAAGTTTAAATGGTCTTATGAGTTCACGAGCGATCTGTACTTTTGTTAATTTTTCATTCATAAGCTCCCCCTTAATAAAAAAAACCTTAACTTTTCTACTTATTTGTAGAGCTAAAATTTAAAAAAAACTTGCCTTCAATTCATCCCATAACTAATTCTACTGTTTTGTAGAAAAAATGTCAAACAATATTTTACATTTTTGTATAAAATATAGATTGTTTAAGGTAAAGTAAAAGAAAAGAATGGAGTGGTTAATGAATGAAAACTGAATTTTCTAAATATTTAAGCAATTTTATGGCAGATAAAGGCTATAAATTAGAATATATTTCTCAAGCAACGGGAGCCTCAGTGTCTGCAATAGGTCACTACAAAACTGGAGAAAGGATTCCAAAAGATGATTTTATAGAAAAATTTATATCTGCTTTTATTTCAGATAATAAAGAATCTGAGAAAGTTAGGTATTTAATTTCAAGAGATAGAACCCCAAGACCTATAATAGAAAAAATAGAAGACTTAGAAAGAAAACTTGAAGACAGTAAGAATATAAAAAACCAATCCAACATCTCCATTTCCAAATTAAAATCAGGATCAACAGAAATGATTCAAGTTCCTGTGTATAACTCAGTATCAGCTGGCTCTGGATTAGAGCCAAGTCCAGAGCCAGTAGATGTTTTATTGCTACCCAAATCCGTGGCGGAGGGATGCGTCATAATAAATGTCTGGGGAGATTCTATGGAACCGACTATAAAAGACGGATATGCCGTAATGGTCAAAAGAGAAATCGAGGTTGCCAACAACGACATAGGCATCTTTATCCATGAAGGAGAGGCCTTAGTGAAACGGTACAGGTGCTTTGACGGCAAGTGTTATCTTTATTCAGATAATCAGAACTACCCTCCAAGGGAGATTCGTAAGAATGATGAGTTCAAGGTCTGTGGGAAGGTTATTTGGATTATGGAGAAAGCGTAGAAGGCACAGAAGGGTTGTTAAGACTTACTTTGAGCAGAGGGGAGAGGGCATAGGCTATAATGGAAATGGAATTATAACAGATCGACTAAAGGAGCAGAAAGTGGAAAATAATAAATTGAAAATAGATATATTAAAAAAAGAATTTCCAGAGTGTTTCGACAGAGATGGAAATTTTAATTTAGAAAAATTCCAGTGGATTATAAGCCCTGAAACAAAAGTCTTTAAAGACTCTTACGGGCTTAACTGGCTGGGTAAATCATATGCCAGAGCATTGGCTCAAGGGGAAGCCAGAAAGATGCTCAGGGAGGATGTGGAGCATAACAGTAAAGAGGAAAACAGAGACAGTGAAAACCTTTATATAAAAGGGGACAACTTAGAGGTATTGAAACACCTTGATAGCGGCTACAGAGAAAAGATAAAAATGATCTACATAGACCCGCCTTACAACACAAAGAGTGGGGAGTTTGTTTATAATGATAATAGGGATTTTAGCGCAAAGGAACTTAATAAACTTGTAAGATCTAACATCATAGATGAAGAGGAAAAGGAAAGAATACTGAAGTGGGAAGGGAACTCCTCTTCACATTCAGCATGGCTTACATTTATGTTTCCTAGATTGTATTTGGCTAGAAAACTTCTCACAGAGGATGGAGTTATTTTTATATCCATAGATGATAACGAATTGGCACAACTGAAACTTATGTGTGACGAGATATTTGGCGAGGAAAATTTTATTGCTAATATTGCTGTTGTAAATAATTTAAAGGGAAGAAGTGATGATGAATATATTGCAACTGCTCATGAAAATCTTCTAATATACAGAAAATCAACATCTTACTCTACTTATGGAATCCCTATGCCAGAAGATTACATTAAAGAATATGATTTAGAAGATTGTAATGGAAAGTATAGATTACAAGGTTTGAGAAAAAGAGGAAGTAATTCAAAGAGAGAAGATAGACCTAAAATGTTCTATCCTATTTACTATAATCAAGAGACTAAAAAAATTTATTTAGATGAAAATGAAGGGTCTATAAAAATTTACCCTAAACTATCAGATGGATCTGATGGTTGTTGGAGATGGGGAAAAGCTACGGCAGTGGAAAGAATCGACGAATTAGAAGCGAAATATATAAATAAAAGGAATGAATTTGATATCTATCAAAAAGATTATTTGATTCAAAATGGAGAGCAGAGAATAGTAAAGGCTAAATCGTTTTGGCTAGACAAATCTTTTTCTAGTGATGCTGGAACAAAAAGTGTAAGGGAATTATTCGGAACTAAAGTTTTCTCTTCACCAAAAGCTGTAGATTTTATAAGCTACTGCCTAAGTCAAGGAATTAAAGATGAGGATATTATTCTTGATTTTTTCTCAGGTTCTGCCACTACATCCCACGCAGTAAATAAGCTTAATTTGGAAGACGGCGGGAACAGAAAATGGATAATGGTCCAGCTTGAGGAGGAACTTTCTCAAAAAAGCGAGGCATATAAGTTTTGTGAAAAAGAAAAACTTCCTAAAAACATCACTTCAATAGGTATCGAAAGAATCAAGAGAGCCAATAAGCAGATGTTGGATGAGGAAGAGACTAAAAATCAAGAAGATTTTGATAGGATAGAACTGGAGAAAAAGCTTGGTTTCAAGATCTTTGGAATAGATAATAAGATAAAAGAGTTGGATGAAATGATTGAATTTACAGATGAAATAACATTACCTGAACATATTTCCTTAACAAATAATGACAGGTTAGATCTTGTTCACACGTATAAATTACAGGATGGAAACTTCCTGAATACAGAAATTGAGACAGTCAAACTTTCCTGGGAAAAAACTGTTGTGGGTGGAGATGGTTCGGGAACATATATCTATGAGGGGTATAGAGTTGGTGAGATTTTATATCTAATTGACTCTATAAGTTCTAGTAAGGTTCAGAGTAAAATAATTGAAAAGATAGACAACGATCCTGAATTTGAGATAAATAAAATAGTGATCTATGGGTTTACTAATACAATAGGAAAATATAGAGTTGAACTAGAAGAAAATATTAAGAACTACAACAACAAAAAGGGAGCCAATATTGAAGTTGAGGTGAGGTATTAATGAGTAAACACCTTAATTTTGAAAATAATCTGAAACATCAAAATGATGCCATAGAATCTATCGTGGATGTCTTTAGAGATGCAGGGATATATGAGACTACTCCGCATAGTAACTATAATTTGGCAAAGGACAGAGATGTCATAGATTCAAATATTGAGAGGATAAGAGGAGAAAAGAAGCTTAGCACTCTCAAAAAAGAGTATAAGGAGGGAGATCCTCTGATCTTGGATATTCATATGGAAACAGGAACTGGGAAAACCTATACCTATACTAAAACTATTTTTGAACTGAACAGAGAATATGGATTAAACAAGTTTATTGTTGTTGTCCCCACCCTATCAATAAAAGCCGGGACAGTTAATTTTTTAAAGAGTGATGCTTGCAGACTTCACTTTAACAGTATTTATAAAAAAGATATCAACTGTCTAGTTGTAGATAGTGGCAATAAAAAGACCACGGCTAAAAGACCTTTCCCTCCAAAGGTAAAGGAGTACATAGAAGGTTCAAAGATGGATAAAAACAGTATTTATGTACTGGTAATTAACCAGGGGATGATAAATAGCCCTACAATTCAAGAAGAGAAATATGATGTTACATTATTTGACAGATTTTCCTGCTGCTTGGACGGTATATCATCAACTAAGCCTGTGATCATAATAGATGAACCTCATAAATTTAAAAGTGATAAAAAAACATGGAAAAATCTAATGAATTTTAATCCACAGTTTCTTATTAGGTACGGAGCGACCTTTGATAAAAAATATTATGATCTGGTTTACTCTCTCGATGCTATAAAAGCCTTTAACAACGATCTTGTTAAGGGAATAGTTGTAAATATCGAGGAAAACAAAGACGGAAAAAATGAATCTATAGTTTTAAATGATAACGACGGAAAAGAAGCCAAGTTTATTTATATTAATGAACTGGGTAAAAAGCAGACTTTTACTCTTAGTAAAAAAGATGACTTTTCAGTTGTCCATTCTGAAATGAAGGGTCTCACTATTGAAGCTATTAATAAAACTAGAGCTCTTTTGTCTAACGGGATAGAGATGAAGAAAAAAGATAAACTTAACCCTTATTCTTACAGCGAAATATTACAGGAAAAGATGATAAGAGAGGCTATAGAGAAACACTTTGATATAGAAGAAGAAAATATGACTAAGGTAAATTCTCCTAGGATAAAAACAATGTCTCTTTTCTTTATTGACTCCATCGAATCCTATAGAAATCAGGAAGACAGCAGTAAGGAACATATAAGAATATTTTTTGAACAGGAACTGGAAAGGGTTATAAAATCAAGAATAGAAAGAACAAATAATCTTGAATATAAAAAATATCTAGAAGATAGCTTAAAAGATATAAGAAACTGTCATGGAGGATACTTTTCTAAAGATAACAGTGGTAGTGATGAAAAAATAGAGAAAGAGGTCAACGAGATACTCCATGATAAGGAATCCCTATTAGATTTGGATAACCCAAGGAGGTTTATATTTTCTAAATGGACCTTAAGAGAAGGCTGGGACAATCCCAATATCTTTGTTATATGTAAACTACGTGGAAGCGGAAGTGAGACAAATAAACTCCAAGAAGTAGGAAGAGGATTAAGAATCCCGGTAAATGAGTATATGAATAGGGTTACCGATAAAGAACATTATCTCCATTACTTTGTAGATTTTGAAGAGAAAGATTTTGTAGAAAATCTTCAAAAAGAGATAAACAGCGGGTCTCTTTTTGACGAGCAACCAAAGGTTTTGACTGATGAACTTCTTAAAGAGATATCCAAAACATACAATAAAGAAGATGATGATGTTTTTGATGAACTTAAAACCTTGAAGATAATTGACAGAAAACAAAATTTCTTAGATCAGGGATTTGAGAGAATAAAAGAGATCTATCCTTTAGTTTTTGAACAGCTTAAGAAAAATAAAGTTAGAAGCAGTAAAGATGGAGATAAAAAAGTAACTTTGAGGCAGGAAAAATACTTAGAATTTAAAAAACTGTGGGAAGAGCTAAATAAAAAGGTACTTATAAAATATGACTTTAAGAGCAACCAAGAACAGCAAGAGTTGTTGAACAATATGATTTTAGAATTTTGGGGGAATGGCCTTTTTGAAAACAGCGGTTTCAAGTTGAAAGTACATAAGATGGAAAAAGGAGATAAAATAGATTTTATCGAGGAAAAAAGTGTGTCATATAAAATTCAAAACATGTCTCACTTAACCTATAAAGAGTTTTTATTAGAGCTGGAAAAAATAATGAAGGTTCCACTCGTCATGATTCATAATATGTTCTTATATCTCAAAGAGAATAGTTCAATTAAAATTAAAGATGGAATATCAAAAAATAATTTCAATTTGAACAACTACCTAAACAGAACTACAATTAGGGAAATTCAAAAATATTATAGAGATTACCTAATTGAAAATTCTTTGAAAAATATGTTCATATCATATGATGAGGTCAGTACAAATATTCACCCAACTACCTTAACCGATGAAATCGGAAAAGCTAAACAAAGTATCTGTTCATCAGAAGTAGGAGTTAATAACAGCATAGAAAAAGTTGACAGCAACTACCTGTTCAATGAACTCTATTTTGACTCTGAGATTGAAAAAGAAAATATTATAGAACATATCTCAGAAGTGGTAGTTTTTTCTAAAATACCTAAAAATAGTATTAAAATTCCAGTAGTTGCAGGAGGAACCTACTCTCCAGACTTTGCTTATGTGGTGAGATATAAAGATGGTAAAGAAACTTTAAATCTTGTAGTCGAATCTAAAGGCAAAGACGAGATAGGTTTATCAACTGAAGAAAAAATGAAAATCAAATGTGTTGAGAAGCTTTTTGCTGGAAATTTAAATATTAAGTTTAAGCCACAATTTAAAAGGGACGAGATGAGCAAAATAATTAGAAATATTACACAATAGTATAAAATAGGATTTAGAGGTGATTCTTTTGGGTAAAGATTTAACTGTTTCTGAAATAGACAGACAGAATATATTAAATAATCCAGTTGCTTTAAAAGAAATTGAAAAGGCTATTGGGGTGCAGGGGTTTATTTTTGAAAATGAAATAAAGTTTACAAAAAAACAATTAGCTGAATTTTATGAGATTGACGAAAGAACTGTTGAAAGATATATTGAAAAAAATTCAGATGAAATAGGAAAAAATGGTTATGTTGTTTTACGTGGGAAACGCTTAAAAACATTAAAAGAATTAGTAAAAGAGCATAGTGGTACCGACATAGATGTCGGCACCAAAACTACCGTATTAGGTATCTTTAATTTCAGAGCATTTTTAAACATAGGTATGCTTCTTACTGAAAGTGAAAAAGCTTCAGAACTAAGAAGTGCGATACTAGATATTGTGATAGATGTTATTAATCAGAAAACAGGCGGTAGCACAAAGTATATAAATCAAAGAGATGAAGATTTCATAATAAGTTATTTTCAGCAAGAAAATTACAGAAAAGAATTTACAGATGCGTTGAAAAATTGCGTAGATATGGGAAATTTTAAATATGCTATATACACAGATAAAATATATGTATCAATCTTCAATGAAAAAGCTAAAGAATACCGTCAAATTTTAAGGTTAAATAGTTCTGAAAATATAAGAGATACTATGTATAGTGAGATATTAGATATAATTTCAAGTTACGAGTATGGTTTTGCTGATATTTTAAACAAAAAAAGTATTGAATTAGGAAGAAAGCTTAAAAGTCACGAAGTGGATGTATTATTTCACCAATTTGAAAATATGGTCTTATTTAAACCACTAAGAGAAAAAGCTAGATTAAAAATGGCTAGTAGAGATCTAGCTTTCAGAGATGCACTTCATAAAAATCTAAAAGAATATATATCTGTCTTGCCACCAGCTGAATTTGAAAGATTTTTGGGTGAAAAAAGTAAGGAACTTTCGGAAAGGCTTGAAGATTATAAAGATGAATTTAAACGTTTAAAGGAAAGGGAATAATATGTATAACTATTTCCCAGTAGATATTGTAAAAAAACTTCATAAAAAAACAGTACAGATCAGTGGCGGTGGGGATACTGGTATAAGAGATTTGGGAATATTAGAGGGTGCTTTAGCCCATATTCAAAATGATCTTTATTATCCAACATTCGAAAAAAAACTTACACATTTATTTTTTTGTGCAAATAAATTTCATACCTTTAATGATGGAAATAAAAGAATAGCAATTGTTTTAGGTGCACAATTCTTACTTTTAAACGGTTATCTTTATATGCTTGACAGATTTATCAGAGATATGGAAAATATAAGTTATCATGTCGCCTCAGGAAAAATAGATAAAGAATTATTAGAAGAAATAATAACATCTATGATAAATGAGGTGGATTTTTCAGAAGAACTTAAATTAAAGATTTTTAATGCTATTTCATAACCAAAAGCCCCTATACGGGGCTCTTTTTTTATTACTAATCTACTTTCTTTCCTTCATGATTATAAGATCCGACTATACTGACTCCTGTTGATGAAAGAGCTTTACTAAATTCACCCATAGAACCAGCCGAAACAACCACAGCACTGTTCCCGTCTCCAGATATCAAAAATGCATATTCATTAAGAACCATTCCACCATAAGCATTTTTACCTCTGAATTTAACTCGTTGAGCCCACCCTCCGTTGCTGAGTTTTAGTATATAGCTGCATTCTACATATTTGATGCTTTTCGGATCGTTTGCATTATCCTTCAAATAATTTTTTACTGCATATGTAACACTATCCCATGGAGATGCTTGTGGGACAGCTAAAACAGTGATACTAATACATAGTAATAACGTTAAAATTAATTTTTTCATAATTTTCTCTCCTTTGAATTATTTTTTAATATATATTTTAATGTAAGTTTTCCATATAAAATATGAAATTTCAAGAAAAAATAATGTCTCCATATTTTTATCTCTTTATTTGAATTTGCATCATCCTCGGGGTATACTTATTCATATCAATCTAGGGGGAGGGAATATACTATGTTATTTTTAATTTGGTTGGCTTTTTCTTTCTTTGTGGCAAAACTTGCCACAGACAGGGGAAGAGGTTTCGGTGCTTGGCTATTGCTGTCTATCCTGCTTTCGCCATTGCTGATGATTATCGTTCTTTTCTGCAAAGAAGATCTGGTGAAAGAGGAGATAAAACAAAAGCAAACCAAGGCCGAAGCCGAAGAAAGAAAAAAGAAATTCTTGGAGAAAATCAGGCTGGAAGAATTGGAAATAGCTCAGGAAAAGGAAAAAGAAGAGGAAGCACTCAAACCTCTTAAAGAAAGAAAAAGATATAAGTATCTAAATTACAAAAAAGAATCTGGGACTCTTACACAAGAGGAATTCATAGAGCTAGAACAAATTATGAGTCAATAAAAATTTCTTAAGCCCCTATAGAGGGGCTTTTTTATTTTTGTAAGAAAAGAAACTTTTATTTTAAAAAACAAAAAGTAAAAATTAATTTGACGTATTATCTACAATAATGTAGAATAAGTAACATGAGGTGATTTTGTGAAGGAGGCAAATGTGTTAGAAATTTTAAACAATTCCTTGAAAGAAAAAAATATAAAAAAAAATGAATTAAGTAATAAAATAGGATGTACCCGACAAAATTTACACTACCATCTTAAAAATTTAAAAGACGGACGTCTTACTTTTAATCTGGAGCAAATAAAAATAATAAAAGATGTCACTAATATAGATTTGTTATATTTTTTTACAAACTAGTTCTACAAATTGGTAGAAAACAAAATTCCAAGGAGGTGAGAGAGTGAGGAATTTTCAAAAGAGAAAAAAGAGAGTACTGAGAAGATATATTAAAAAACGCGTGGAGAAAGCTAAAGAAGATATTAATAAAAATTTTATCAAGAAGAATGTCACTATAAAAGTGGAAATGCCAAGAAAAATAAATAAAAACGATGTTAAAAATAGGTTGCTGTCTTCTATTAAAAAAAACTTATCCTAGATTCAAATTACCAATTGTGATGCCTAAAACACTATCAATAAACAATAAATACGAAGGGGTATTTATTATTTTTCCATTAGCTAGTGATATAGTTACATCTTTTAGTGGGATAACTTTAGTAAAATCAATTTTTTCTATATCTTTTTCTTGATTATCGGCAGCTTGATTGAAACTTTTGAGACCGAAACTTAAATTTAACTTTGATATATCTTCGGCATCAAACGATACTTTGTCATGTTCATTTTCAGATATTAAATTACCGCTCACAAATCCTAGTGGGGTAGTAAATATTAAATAATTAGTTTCCATTCCAGGGACACTTTGAAATGATTTCATTGCAAGTATGGTGTTAAATTTTTGTTTGTGCAAAATTACCTCCTTTGGTAGTAAGACAGCAACCACTTAAAATTTACCTTTTTTGATGCATATATACAAGAAGCCTATTTCAGGGCTTCCTCAGTGCAGTCAAGGGGCTCCCCCGAAGGGTACTCTATCCATGCCTTTCGCTTCTCTTGACTGTATCGAAGAGGCTCTTTGGAAGAGTCTTTACTGCATGTGCAGGATCCTTCTTGAATTAAAATCGGTTGTCCGTTGCTGGTTCGGACATAAATATAGCCAGCATATTTACGTTTTTGGTCAAAAATTTAATGAAATTGTATTTTTTTTGAAGTGTCTCCAGGGTCAGCCACCGACTCTGCCCTGTGGGGCCTTTCAATAAAAATACAAAAATAAAGAGGGTCGGTGGCACGGCTCTAACAGGAGAGTGATTTTTTAATTATGGCAAAACGACTTACTGCAAAAGATATGGAAAAGAAAGAATTTTATCAGATGCCTAAATGGATCTATGAGATTAAAGGTCTTAAAAGCCTTCATAGAGAAATTTATATGCTTGCCTTAAATAATTACAACCTTTCTAGAAATAACGGTTGGATAAACGGAAAAGGCGAGGTTTATTTTAAACTAAGTTATGCTGCACTGGTAGATTTTACAGGAGCCAGGAGAGAGACCATCAATAAAGCTATTGGGCTTCTAGTTGAGATAGGGCTTCTTGAAGCTGAAAAGAAAAATGGAACTGCTACAAAATACTTTATAACTGAACCTGAAATTGATGAAATAAAAGAAAAGACTCAATCAAAAACCAGTACTAAAAATAGTACCAGTACGGAAAATAGTACCGGTACTAAAAATAGTACTGCTACCAGTACGGAAAACCGTACCGATGACCAGTACGAAAAACCGTACCCGAATAAGAATAATACAAATAGACTAAATAAGATTAATATATCTATGCAAAAATCAGATTTTGAAAATTATTGTGAACTAGTGTCAAAAGCAACCGATACACCTCTGATGAGAGTTCAAATGTGTATTAATCCAAGTGATCTAAAAAACCACTCTACAAAAGAGCTGGTAAAAGCTATTAGTGAATCTAAATATTTACAAGGTCTAAGTAATAAAAAGCCGCCAATAAAAACTTTTACCGGCAATAAACAACTGGATAAAATAATTGGTGGGTTTTACAAAGACAGTGATCCAGTAGAGAATGCCATTCCAACAGTACCAGATTACTATTCTAGCCTGAAAGAGGTGGAATCATGGTAAGCCTTAGGAAAAATTATGAGCTCAGAATATTGGCCACGACTCTTTTGAGTGATACGGCTGCACAGGAAGTAGCGGAACTAAGCAACAAACTTTTTACCGGGAAAGAACGTGAATTTCATAAAAAGATATCTGAGATTGTTAAGTCCGGAAATAAAGTTGAGCCTGGTATGCTAGATCAATTCGATATGGAATATCTACAGCGGCTCACTGAGGTAGAATTCAACAGTTCAAATGTTACAGCGTATATAGACGAGCTGAAAGACACTATCAAGCGAGAATTTATCACGAAAGAGATTACCGTAATCTTGTCAGATGAACATTCCACAGCAGATATGATGCTTGAAAAAATAACTGGGAAATTGGAACAGGCAAAAGGGAGAGAGAACCCACACTATACGGAAAAACTCTCGGAAACCATGAATGGTATTTTTGACGAGATCGACAACTGTGACTTAAAGAGCGACCACCTGAAAACAGGTTATGATAATCTCGACAAAAGAATTTCCTTCGAGCAGGGAGATCTTGTGATAATAGCTGCAAGACCTGCCATGGGGAAAACTGCTTACGCCTTGAATCTCACGTCAAAGTTATGTTTCCAAAAGCACAGAGGAGCTTTTTTCTCACTCGAAATGGATAAAAAACAACTTATGAAACGATGATATCAATTCTTGGTGGTGTGGAGTTAGAAAAAATAATGACTTCTTATGGCATGAAAAAGCTCACCGATGAGGACATGGGTAGAATCGGAACCGCTAGAGAAATAGCCGGGAAACTAGACCTTGAAATTGTTGATATGCCAGGAGCCACAATAGGGAAAATAAGAGCAGAAGCTAAGAGACTCAACCAGATAAAGCCTTTAAATTTCATAATTGTGGATTATATGCAGCTTATAAGAGGCTCAGGAGAAAACAGGACACAGGAGATAACCAATATATCACTTGGTCTGAAAGATCTTGCTAGGGAGCTGAGAATCCCCGTAGTAGCTCTTTCTCAGTTATCCAGAGCGGTAGAGCAGAGAGCAGACAGAAGACCTATGATGAGTGATTTGAGGGAGTCGGGACAGATAGAGCAAGATGCCTCAGTCATTCAAATGCTTTACAGAGACGATTATTACAACGAAAATAGTGAGTTTAAGGGCGTTGTAGAAGTCTTAACAGTGAAAAATAGGAACGGAACAACAGGGACTGATATGTTTATGTTTAAAGGCGAAATACAAAGATTTAACGAATGCATAAGGGGGTTATAACCATGACTAAATCAGAGATAAAGCTATATGCGTACTGGCTCTACATGAAAAATACTAAAGGGAAAACGCTTAAGTGTGATTGAAAAAGAGATCCTGGAAAAAACTGTGGCCTTCCTGGAAGAACTGGGAAAGAAAGCCAGCAACATGATGCCTGGTGATCAGAGAAAATATCTGGCCAGGTATAGCATAGGCAGCATGGACAGTCTGAGGAGGTTTTGGAAATTCAAGAGAAAACAACTCGATGACATAAAGGGGGAGTAATGCGGAAAGTTTGGACCAAAGAGGAAGAGCAGTTCATAATCGACAACAAGGGCAAAATGACTGCAAATGAAATTGCGGAAAAACTAGGTGTCGCAGTGGCACAAGTAAGAAATAAAATAGCCCGTTTAAAGCCTAAAAATAAAATAAGTGGAGATGGTGTGATGAACTTAAATAAGCAAAATATGCTCCAAGATGCATTAGAAGTGATTTCGGAGAGGGAGAAAGAGATAGCTGAAAAAGATAATATTATTTCGGATCTCAAATCCCAAATAGAATATGCGGATAACGTCAACAAGTATCTGGATAATGAGCTTAAAAAGAGTGTGCCTCATAAACTGAAAACACCTCATCCATGCATTGAAAAACTTAATGACAAGCTAAAAAAATTTGAGGTAATGAATACAGATATGGCAGTTGACCTTGAAATAGCACATGAAAATATAGATGCGTACAGAGTTGAAAATAAGGCTTTGAAAGAAAAGCTTGAAATATATAACCAGACGATGGGAATACTAAATAATCTCACAGGGAGGGCATATGATATCAAAGGATTATAAAATCAAGAACAGTAGCATATACAACCACTTCGGTGGTTCTGCACAACTAGAACAGACCAAATGTGAGGGATTGGAGTTGCTTCTGTCCCTTCAGAGGTTTCTTATGGATCCTTCCCAGAAAAGGCTCAACGAGGTCAAAGATGAAATAGCAGACAGGATTATTACTGCTGAACAAATGATTGTTAATTCAGCTGGAGCTATCAAGAGAGACTTCGAGATTCACTGTATCCACTTCAAGAATGCATTAGAGGGGCACAACCTCCACCACCTCTTTCAAAACGTCTTAGAGGAGCACAGGGGCGATATTAGGCGTATCATTGAGCAGAAGATAGACCGGACTTTATCCAGGATGGAGAGTGGACACTATGACAGATAATATCAACCACCCTAAGCATTATACTTTTGGGGAGATTGAGGTCATAGATGCCATAGAGGACTGGAGACTTCCCTACCACCTAGGAAATGTAGTCAAATACGTAGCACGAGCAGAACACAAAGAAAACAAAATCCAAGACTTAAAAAAAGCCAGATGGTATTTGGACAGGTATATAGCTAAAATTGAAACCGAGGCGAACCATGGACAAGACTAAAATATTTATACCAGGGAATGTACCAAGCTCTAAAAACTCGAAACAGTGGACTGGGAAATTCCTAGTAATGTCTGACACCTGCAAAAGATATATTAAGACCTCTGAAATGGAATATAAAATCAAAAGGAACAAGTTTATGGAATTACTCCAAGGTAAAGAGAAGCCCTACAGGATAGGATTTTATTTTATCAGGGATTCCAGGAGAAAATTTGATTATATCAACGCAGCTCAATTACCTCTGGATCTTATGCAGAAGTATGGATGGCTGGAAGATGACGATTGTCATAATGTGATACCAGTGTTCTTGGGGTATGAGGTCGATAAGGCCAAAACTGGAATGGTAATCAATATATTAGACAATTGCTAGGTATAAAGCAAAAGGAGATAAGATAAATGTCAAAAACTGCTTATTTGGAAGTTTATAGTGAGAAGATGGATTTGAATGTAGATAACGATAATATATTTTCAGAGGGTGATGAGCATATACAGCAAGCTTTTTTAGAGGATCTAAGAACATCTATCGCCACTGAAGTAGAGATTGAGGTTTGGAGGAGGAAAAATAAACTGGGTTTTACCCATGAAAGAATAGCAAATGACCTTGGAATAAGTGTAAAAACTTCTGAAAATACAATCAATAGACTTAATGTTAAACTAGGCTATCACCTCAGAAGATTAAAAATAAGAGGTAGTAATTTTTTTTAACCCCTATGAATCCTTGGGGGTTATTTTTTATTATATGAGAGTTTTAAAATTTGTATTGGAGGTGGCATTGTGAAACTTACATTGAAACAGAGGGCATTTGCTGATTTCTATATAGAACTGGCCAATGCCACTGAGGCAGCAAAAAGGGCAGGTTATTCAGAAAAGACTTGCTATTCAATTGGAAATGAAAACTTGAAAAAACCTGAAGTAAAGGCCTACATAGATGAGAGGCTTGAACAAATTGAAAGTAAACGAATTGCTAATGCTTCTGAGGTTTTAAAATATCTTACATCGGTAATGAGGGGAGAGTCTGTAGCGGAGATCGTAGTTGTAGAAGGTGAAGGGGACGGATGTTCTTCTGCAAGAAGATTATTGAAAGCACCAGATGAGAAGGAACGACTAAAAGCTGCAGAGCTCTTGGGGAAGAGGTACAGCATATTCACAGATAAGCTTAATGTTGAAGGATCTATACCAGTAATAATTCATGGAGAGAATGCCCTTGAAGAGTAAGAAAATATATCTGCCAGACATCATTGGAAAAGGATATAAAGACTACTGGAATTTTAAAGGCCGTTACAAAGTATGTAAAGGATCCCGTGCATCTAAAAAATCAAAGACCACAGCACTTTACTATATTTACAAAATGATGGAGCATCCTCAGTCAAACCTCTTAGTTGTAAGAAAAGTATTCAGAACTTTAAAAGATAGCTGCTACTCAGATCTCAAGTGGGCAATTAACAGGCTGGGAGTAAGTGAGTTTTGGGAAACAAAAGAATCTCCGATAGAAATTACATATAAACCTACTGGACAAAAGATTCTTTTCAGAGGACTTGATGACCCACTCAAAATCACATCCATAACAGTAGAGACAGGCATGCTCTGTTGGATGTGGCTAGAGGAATGCTACGAGATAACCAATGAAGATAGTTTTAATATGCTGGATGAATCTATAAGGGGGCAGTCTCCAGGAAACCTCTTTAAACAGATCACCCTCACGATGAATCCTTGGAATGAAAAGCACTGGGTTAAGAAAAGGTTCTTTGATGCAGAAAATGACCCGGACATATTGGCTAAGACTACCAACTACAAGTGCAATGAGTTTTTGGATAAGGCAGATCTGAAAGTTTTTGAGAATATGAAAAAGAATAACCCCAGACGTTATCAGGTGGCTGGACTTGGAGAATGGGGTATTGTAGATGGCCTTGTCTATGAGAACTGGGAAGAAAAAGAATTTGATACAGATGATATATCTGCAAGAAAAAGCGTTAAATCTATTTTTGGTCTAGATTTTGGTTATACAAATGATCCTACGGCATTGTTTTGTGGCTTAATAGATTTAGAAAAAAAAGAGATCTTTGTATTTGATGAGATTTACAAAAAAGCCCTAAGAAATAAAATGATATACGAGGAGATCTCTAAAAGAGGTTACTCTAAAGAAAAAATAACGGCTGACTCAGCAGAACCAAAATCTATAGATGAACTAAGAGATCTGGGACTCAGGAGAATAATCGGTGCAGCTAAAGGGAAAGACTCCATTAACAACGGAATCCAGTTTATCCAGGGGTTTAAAATCTATATTCATCCAAGATGTGTTAATTTCATAACTGAGATAAGCAACTACACCTGGGATAAAGATAAGTTTGGGAATACAGTCAATAAACCAATTGATGAATTCAACCATCTCATGGATGCTTTCAGGTACAGCATAGAAGAATACATATCAAAAGCTAGAAAAGGAACTCTTAACAGTGCCCCAATATGGGTTTAAAAGTTGACATTCAAAGGGTTTAAATCAAGGTTTCTCAAAGAATGTAGAAAAATAGGGAAGTACAGATGAACCCTTTAGTCAACTTTTGGGTATAACTAATAATTCGGATTTAGAGAGGAGGATTTAATGCTAAATTTTTTTAAAAAGAAGAAACCTGCAGAATTTTCAAAAGAACCTGTTAAAAATAGAAATCTTATTCGAGAAATTGCCATTTCAAATTTGAGTATCGGAAGTATATATCCAGAAACAAAATCTATTGAACCGGAACTCATAGAAAAAATGTTGCACAACATAACTGTTTCAACACCTGTACTGTCCCTCGTGAGAGGTGTATGTTCTAGAATCATAGAACTTAGGAGCAAGAACGGACCTCAAGATAATGACCTTATACAAGAGATCAACGGAAAATTTGGAAAAATAGAAAATTGGCAGGGATACTTGAAAGAGCTGTCTTTAACTCCTTATTATGGATTCACAGTATTTGAAAAAATCTATAATGATGACTTCACTCTAAAAAAGCTTGTTAAGATCCCTAGATCTAAAGTCAAATATGAGAGATCCACAGGAGTCTGGTATCTTAGAGGTGAAACGGAGATAGAAATGACACCGGATAAATTTCAAATAGCTATCTGGGAAGGCAATCTTGAATACCCTCAAGGGAAATCACTCTTTTCATACGGATTGGCACAGGCCTTTGAAGATTATAATGACCTTGAGGCAAAAGTAAGAGGGATCCAAGCTAAATATGGCGAGATTATCCCAGTATTTGGATTTGATGAAATGGAGGCCGAAACAGAAGAGGGAAGAAAACAGGTAAAAGCAAGGGCTGAGTCTGTTAAAGCTATGACCAGTGGAAATGTTATGGCAATTCCTTTAGGAGGCAACTTCTCTCTTAAAGATTCATTCTTTTTTATATCTCTTTCAGATCTCAAAATAGAAATGCACAAGATCCTTTTGGAGAGGCTTGAGAAGAAAATAGAGAAGTTTATAAAAGGTTCTGTATTCTCAGAGGGAGAAACGGGATCTTATAGCCGGGACTCTGTACAGCAGATAGAAAAAGAAAAGATTGAGGATGATATAGCTGTCTTTATTACAGGAGAATTAAAAGAGATTCTAAAATATGACGGGCTTATCCTTAATTATGATACAGAGGGCCTATATTGGGTAGCGGAACTAGATGAAGGGGAAACTGTAAAAGAGGAACTTGAAAAGAAAAAAGCTGATACAATAGCTATAAAAATAGAAACACTCAATAGGACAAAGGATCTTGGTTATAAAATCTCTAAAGCAAAAGCCGCTGAGATCATAGGGGTGGACGAAGGTGACTTGGAAGAGGTGTCAGCGGGTATAGGGTCTGAGTTCTCCGAGTCTAAAAAAAAAATAGATTTTTACCTTGAAAAGACAAAGGCAAATATTGAAACTCTGGATGAATTTATTGAGGAAAAAAGAGAGGATTTTACAAAGGAAATATTTGAGCAGGCCTTGAGGCAATTAAAAAAAATAAAGTCTATAAAGGATCTAAAAAAAGGGTTCAGTTATGACCTATCAGATTTTCAGAATAAGCTTATTATAGGGGCACTTATAGGGGCTATGGATGAAAAAGAGATGGATATGGCAGAATTTTCAGAAGAGGTAAATCCTTTTAAGCTTCCTTATGATGAGGCCATATCTGCTATATTGGAAAGAGTCCCTGCAATGTATACTACAATAGAGCCGATAACAGAGGAGATTAGGGCAAGATTTACCTGGATAAAGAAGAGCATTGAACTTGAAACTACCAAGAGGCTCATAGGGAACCTACAGAACTCCCTGAAATCTGGTAAGACTTTTAAGGAATGGATTAAAAACTCAGATGAAATACTTAAGAATACAGGGTTTGGGGAGAATGGCTGGTACTTAAATTTAGTATGGAGAAATAATCTCCACTCTGCTTATAACACCGGGGCCTATATCCAGCAAGAGGAGAACAGAGAGAATAAACCCTATGGACTGTATGATGCTATAGAGGATGGTAGAGAGTCTAGCATATGCAAGTCTCTTGATGGTAAAGTATATCCTCTGGATCACGAATTTTGGTTTACATTTATGCCACCAAACCATCATAACTGCAGGTCCAAGCGTATCTCACTTTCAAAAGAGGACGTGAAAGAGTATGGATTGAAGACATCTGGATCCATACCTAAGAGCATAGAGGACTTAAAGGGTAAGATGGGAGATTTTGCAGGGAATCCTGCCAAGGGGATTAAAAAAGCTGTTAAGCAAAAGGAAAATGATATAGATAAGATCCTGGGAATTTTAGAGGAAAATATAGGGGGGGACCTAACATTATATAAGAGCACACAGGAAGCTTTTAAAAGTGTAAAATATACTGGTATCGATGCTGACTTTTCAAAAGAGATAGATAAGAAACTTCTTAAAGTTGTGAATGATTATCCTATAGATAGTGTTCTTACTATGAATGTTAAGGGGTTAAAAAGGAATGGAGAGTTTGGAAGTTATGGAATGGGTCTAAAAAGCTCCAATAAAAATAAAAGCCTACTCGAACTTGCTAATGATCTAACTTTTTCTAATGTTCATATGAAAAATTATGATACTGCAAAGAAAATGCATGTTTTAGAATCAACTAAAAGAGGTAGTAAAAATATGGCTGCTCTGGCTACTGTAGAACATGAATATGGACATGCTATAGATACGGCTTATGCTCTGAAAACTGATTCTGATTTGAAAGAAAGGTTTTTTAAATGGGTAGGGAAAGAGTATACTACCAGAGAAGACATTTCAGAAATTAACGCTGTTAATAATGAGCTCTTCAGCTCTAAAAATAGGCTTTCTGTGAAAATAAAAAATAAACTTATGGAGGATTATGGACTTGATAAGTTTGAAATCAACATAAAGATTAAAGAGGAGTATGGAACCTATGCCGCAAGTGATACAAGTGAGTTTTTAGCAGAGGCTTTTTCTGCAAGTAGATATATTCCAGTAGAAAAACAAACAGATTTTATGAAAAAATTTAATACTTATTTTGATAAATTTTTTAAAGAGGTGTTTTAAATGGAAAAAATTGATAAAATAATGACTCAAACAGAGTACATGGAGCTATTAAATGAATTTAGAATGCTTGAAATGGAAGAAGAAATAACTGGGAAAGATAATAGCGTAAGAATGAATGAGATAAAAGAATTGCTTGAAATTGATGAGGAAGAGGATGATTGACTTTTAAAGGATGACGTATGCTTTTAACAAAAGCATTTCTGTAAAAAGTATTAAAATGAGTAATTGTAGGAATTATTGGAAATAAATATAAGATGTTAAATATTTAAATAAAATAAATTAATTTGTATAGTTTTTTTGATGAAATTAAAAACAAATAACTTGTGAATAAAAAAAATAGAAAGAAAGACTAGATTAAAAATTATGAGAATATATATTTTTATAATTAAAGGAAAAACGTCTATTATTAAGTATGGAGTTTTAAATAGACTCTCTCAAGAATATGTCTATATTTTTGGCTATCTTTTATAGATAACCTTCCTCTAACTTTCCCACCCTAGAAAGCCAGGCTCAGGTCTGGCTTTCTAGCATAAGTACATAAGTAATACTTTAGAAAATAAAATTCACTTGCATTTTTATTTTTACTCTTTTAGTCTGGTTTAGTAGTATTTTTTATATGAATTTAAATGATTGTAAAAACCTTGAAGGTGATATTATGCACATTAATCAAATAAAAAGAATAACAGAGGACTATGTGAGTAGCCTAAACTCTTTGGATCTTCCCAAAATTATTTCTTTAGTTCACCAAGATATAGGTATTTACAGCATGAAAAATGGTGATATTGTAAAATTGGCTTTTGGGATCGAGGAGTTTAAAAGTATTTTTAATTTTTTTAATATAGAATATCAGTTTATTTATTGGAAAATTATCAATCATAATATAAAAGATGAATTTACTGAGGTAATTGTGAGGCAAAAAATATTTTTTCTGGAAGATATTCCGGATGGTCCTAAAGCCTGGGATATGAATGAACAAATTTCAAAAATGGTTTTTAAATTTAAAAATGAAAAAATTAAAAATATTTCTATTTTATATAGTGATTAATATTATTTAGAGAAAAATTCTATTCTAGATTTTAATTTGTTTATATATAATTTTAATTCCTCCAGTTCCATTGCAACATAGTGATCATCTTTATGCAAAGGAAGATAATCAGAAAATAGACTGTTATAATAATCGTATGTGGGTACTAAAATTTCTCTAGATAAACTTGCATTCTCTGCATCTTTTTGTGCTCTTATTTTTAAATTACTTATAAACTTAAAAAATTCAATATTTGTATTTTGTTTCATATGCATCACCTCAATTAGGATTTGAATATTTCATTTGTTGATGGGAGCAACCATATATTCAACTTATATGGTTGCTCTTTGGGAAATTTGGACTGGAAAAGTATGAAGTAAATTATATATTACACAAGACATGTCATTTTTCCTTTTTTTTATAAATTTTTTTTGATTGATAGAGTATTTTATAAAAGCGTATCTTTATTAAACTATTCAAACTCAGAGGAGGAGATCATGAAAAAAGGGATATTAGTTTTAACTACAATTTTGGCTTTATCATCAGTGGCTTATGCAGATAGTAATGATAAAAACTATGAAGTTAGAGGGTATCACAACGGGCGTATGATGGGGCCAGGATATGGAGGATATATGATGGGCGGGTACATGATGGGGTCAGGATATGGAGGACATATGATGGGTCCGGGTTACGATGACTATATGATGGGATCCGGATATCACAGAGGAATGTATGGAGATGACAGATATATGCCACAGCGAAGACTTACTCCTGAAGAAGAAAAGACTTATTTTGAAATGAGGGAGAAAAGCTTTGAAATCCATAAAAAATATTCAATAGAAATCAGAAGAAAACAACTGGAATTAGAATCTGAATTAATGAAAGAAAAACCAAATTGGGAAAAAATTGAGAAATTAAATGGAGAGATAGCAATTTTAGAATCTAAAGTTAAAACAGAAATGATGAAAGTAAATTATGATAAATAATATTTTCAAATCAAATATATAAGTATTTTAAAAGAATGATGGTTGTTCAGATTAATTTTTGAGCAATCATCTTTTTTTGTTTTATGCAATTATTTAAAAAAAATTCTCTAACCCCCACATATCCTTGGGGGTTCTTTTTCATATAGTGAGATTAATTTCGGGAGGTGATTAAAATTTTAAAGAAAATATTCAAGGCTGGAAACTATGGAACGAAAGGAAACTATTCTATAGAAACTCTTAATAAGTGGGTGGAAGCTGGAAAAGAATTTTCAGTAATACCAGGTCACATCCAAGACTGGATAAAATCTGGGTATGCAAAGACCGCCATACCTATAGGAGGGAGAGTCAAATGCTCCTCTGTAGATGATGATGGGTTTCTGTATGGAGAAATCAAATACAACGAGTTTGGAAAAAAAGTCACAGAGGGCGGAGCCTATGAAAACTTTTCTATCGGTATCAGTCCTGCAGGTGATCCTGATCATCTGGCTTTACTTGGCTATGCCCCGCCGCACATCAAGGAACTGGATAAGGCTTTTTCTGAGTTCTCTGAAGAAGTTGGAGAGGTGGAATATATAGAGTTTACAGAAGAGGAGGTAAAAACCGAGATGGAAGTTGCAGAGATGATAGAAAAATTACAGTCTGAAGGATATACAGTAGAAAAAACAGAACCTAAACCTAATAAAACGGAAGAAGAGATAAAAGCAGAAGTAAAAGCTGAATTTGCAAGAGAGATGGAGAGGGATAATCTTAAGGCTAAAGTTATGGCTATGGTTCCACCTTCCATTAAAGGAATAATGGAGTTTGCTGTAGATCAAGCCTTTGTAAGGGAAAATTATGGAAACATAATTGAATTTTCAGAGAATGAAAAAACGCCTATGAAGGATCATATTATGAAGATGGCAGAAGAGGGAGGGCCTTTCAAGCACTTGTTTAAAGAGTTTAGTAAAGAGTTGGGATCTGATTCCGGTCCGAAGAAAAGCAAGACGGCAGATGAGATAATAGAAAATGCACAAAAATTAATGATGGAGGTATAAAAAGATGGCAGAATTCACAAGATCAACAACAACACCTGCGGCAGATATAAAAAGAATAGCACCTGACATGAGAATCGTTCTTGGAGCGGCAGATGCAACAATAGAAACTTTTCAAGTGCTAGCTCAAGACAATACAGATGGGAAGTTCTATAACTATGTAGATGGTGATGCGGCAGTTGGAGTTATAGCAGGTATCTATACTGGACCTGAAGTTACATTGACAGCTTTGGGATCAGACGTAGCCGGGACAATAACATCTCTTGCTATAGTGACGAAGGAAGATATTGTAGGGGTGGACTTTGACACTGATACAGCTGCAATCACCCAGTTCAAACAGTGCGGAGTCATCCTTACTGACAAAATCGAAGGAACAGAGGAGGTTTAATTAGATGAATGAAAAAATGATACATTTGATAGCCCTTATCAATGCGGCTAAACAAAGAATCCAGGTTCCACAGGTTTACTCGAACAAGTTCATGGCTGCCGGAAATAAATTTCTTTCTAATACCGAAGCCATAAGAGTAGATGAGATGTTAGATCACTTTGTCGTGGCTGGAATAGTAGGAAGAGAGGACGTTCTTCCTTTGCTAGGGAAAGACGGGTTTAAATCAATAGAGTTCACTCCTGATATAGTTGGAGGAACTTATGCCTACTCTGCATCTGACCTGACAAATATAAAGGCCGGTGTACCTACTTATACAACAGATGGTAAGGAGATCGACTCTATAGCGGCTATGGAAGCCAAATATGCAAGAATCGCTTCTGCATCTGTTGCAAACAGAATAGAAAGACAATGTGCCGATGCATACCTAAAAGGGACTTACACTGATAAGTCAGGAACTACTCATAATGTAGGAGTAACTTCTGCTATAACTCTTGCCTTTGCAGATAAGGTGGCTTCAGATGTGGTCCTTGCTAAAATCACAGCTTATATCAAGAAATACGGAGTGTCTCCAAAAGTAGAAGCCGGTGTAACAGTATTTAATGCTGTTAAAAATGAGGCTCTAAATGCAGCGCAAAATATAAATGGTGTATCTTTCTCTTTTGTAGGTGAGATTCCTATCCTTACTGTAGCAGGAAAGAAAATAGAGATGCTCATGGATGCCACAGGTACAGATGGAAATAACATTGATACTTCTGCAATGCTTATCCTTTCAGATCCAGCAACTCTTGCAGTAGGGTACGGATGCCTTGTGTGGGGAGATGTAAAATCCAACGAATCTAAAATCGCAAGAGCCGAGTTAGTAGCTGGAGAACTCAGAGTGGAAGAAACTACAGGTCAAAAAGGTATCTGGGCTAAATCAGCTCCAATGCCAATCGTGGTAAACACCAATAAATTCAATAGATACAACTGTACAGGACTATAAGATAGATGGGAGGGCCTGGAGTAAATGGCTAATTATAATTACATGCCGGATAAATTCATGCCGGAGCAGACCAAAAATGCAATCTTACATCACTGGGGATTTGGGGAGTCTGACTTTATCTCTAAGGCCCTTCAGCTGGAAAATGTAGCTATAGCAGTAATTGACGCTGCTGTGAATCTAACAGTACTTAAAGAAGGGGTAAACGGGCCTAGCCTCTTGAGTGATCTCTGTACTTCCTACGTAGGAGCAAAGTTATTTGAGCAGATATCAAATAACGACTACGAAGGGTATGTTGATAACCTTATGACTGGATTCTGGGACACCATAAAGGAGATAAAAGAGGCACAGGAGAAAGCCTCAATAAGTCCAGAAGAGGAACCGGAAAAATATGCACCGGGGATAATGGTGTTTTAAATGTTAGTCTGGGGATTTGATACAGATTATTTTATAGGCCCGGCATTAATAAGTTTAGACGGAATAAATTTAGGTCCAACTCTGGAAAGTGAAGAAGTCAAATTGACAATAACGCCTATAACAGAAGAGATAAAAACGGACGTAGTGAAAGAACCAGTTGAAATCAAGCAAGTTGATGAAAAGGTTAAATTCCAATGTGCGATTCCGTATACCTCAGATCTAGCTGAAATGCTAAGTCTTAAAGGCAATAGTCTAGAGCTTCTAAGAACAGGGGAACTTGTAATAATTTCGTCTGGAATAAAAATAACTCTATACAAAGCGGCTGTTACTATGTCTTTGGATAAAAGATACTCATATAGCAAGTTCAACACTCTTAGTATCGAGGCCACAGGATTAAAAAACAGCTACGGCTTTAAATATAATATTGAAATAACTTCGTAGGAAGGAGGGAAATAATGGACGTTATAACACTTGGAGTATGTAAGATAGACTTTACTCTTGAAGGTGGAAATGCTGTAACAATCAATAGAACATTGGAAGAGCAGGACACAATCTTCACAGCACCTTATGAAACTAACAAGATAAAATTTGACCAACTAGCAGGAGCACAAGCCGGAAATCATTTTATTTCTGAGGAGCCAACTTTGACTTGTTCGGTAGAATTAGACCTTGACACACTTCCAGACCTTACAGGAGCTTACAAGTCCGGTACAACAGGACTAGGGATGGCAGCACATGGCCAAGCAATTAAATTCGGAGCTATAAATGTTCATCCTGTTTCTGCCGGAGCCTCTACAGCTCACGACATAATCGGAAAAAGAGTTTATTGTGTAGTAACTAATCAAGTTGAGTACAAGAATGAAGGTAAGACAAGAGCGGATCTAGTTTTTTACTTTTCAGCAAATCCGGAAGAAACTGACGCAGATTATGGTATGCCTTATACCATTGGTACATATTCATAAAATACATAGCCTTCCTACGGGGAGGCTTTTTTTAGAGGTGAAAATAAATGATAATTTACGACATAGATAAAATAATCCGTGAACCTCTGAAAGTTAAAATGAGAGGTGAAGAACACGAGGTAAACGAACCTACGTTAAGGACCTTTGGAATCATCCAGAAGGAACTTGAGGAACGTCTAGAGGCGGATCCTATAGAGGGGCAGAAATGGTTGATAAAATTATTGGTCCCAACCATTCGACTAGAAGATATTACAAATTCTGAACTGTCAATTCTAGGAAGGATATGCACAAAGGTCCTTAGTGGAAAACACATGGGAAAGATCCCATCCCCGGAGGAGATAATGAAGAGAATCCTATAGAAACAAAGATCTCTTTTCCTTATCTTGTTATGAAGTACAAAATGCTGACCGGGGCAGCTATGGAAGAGATAATGAATACTAACATATTTGAATTTTTTACCCTTCTGGGAGCCTCTGAGGCTGTAATTTCAGAGGACAGCATAAGACTAATGAAGATCTACGATAACAAATTGCTGTTAAAAAGCAAGAAAAACGCCTCTCAATACCCGGATCTGATGAAGTACCATAAAAGGATCTACACAGAAAAAGGTGTTAAACAATGGAGGAAAAAAGCTGACATAGCCGGACTTGAAAGACTAAAAGCTATGGTCGAAAAAGGGTGATCTTATGGCTAAAAAAGTGACCTTTGAACAATTCAAGGCGATTTTAGATGAAAAAACAGCTAGGGCCAAAGACTTAAAGCCTGTTATGAAGAAAATCTCAGGGGATATGCAGACAAAGGTGGATTTTAGATTTAGACAAACTAAAGGTCCTGATGGGACAGCTTGGATTCCTCTAAAGGAATCCACTATATCTAAAAGAAAAGGAAGAAGCAGTAAACCCCTCAGTGATAGCAGTGCCCTAAAACTTTCTATTCATGAGAAACACGACTCAAGTTCCGCTGTGGTTGGGTCTGATCGACCTTATGCTGCTTACCAGCAATTCCCTGCTAAAAAAGGGGAATTCAAGAAAAAAGAAAAAGAAACTGTCAAGGCTCATAGCCGAAAAGCTCATACAAGACGGACAAGAAACGGGGAAACAACAGTTAAAAAGCATAACGTAAAAGCACATGAGCGGGATAATCAAGGTGCTCCTTGGGGAGATAAACCGGGGCGGCCTTTTCTTGGATTCTCCGAAAATCAAAAAACAAAATACAAAAGATGGATCAGTAACTTTATTCAGAAGGGAGGGAGTTGAAATAGATGATTGGTAAGGAAACCTTTATCATTGAACAGAAATTGACGGTTGATAACAGCGGACTTATAACGGGAAATAAAGAGGCTAAAAAATCCACGGGTGCATTGGACGGGGCCGTTGGTGGGGTAACTAGTAAGCTAAAAGGAATGGTAACACCTGCAAATCTTGCCGGAGCTGCTGCCGCTTATCTTTCTTACAGGACTGTTCAAGCTGTCAAAGACTTTGCAGCCTACGAGAAGCAAATGTCATCGGTGAACACCCTTCTGAAAGTGTCCAGAAAAGAGCTGACAGAGTACGGGAACGGTCTTATAGATGTGGCTATAAAGACTGGGACAACTAAAGAGGAACTGGCAAGCGGGGCATATGAGGCTCTGAGTGCAGGAGTAGACGCTACAGATCTGCTAAGCTTCATGGAAACTGCTGCAAAAGGTGCAGCTGCCGGAATGACAGACGTAACAACTGCTACAGATGTACTCACATCCACAATAAACGGATTCAAGCTTGAAAGCTCCGACGCAACAGATGTTATGGACAAGCTTATCACGATACAGAACAACGGTAAGATAGTCCTTGGAGAGATGTCCACTGTCATGGGTGATGTTGCTGATATCTCAAATTCTCTAGGTGTGAATCTGGACAATGTGGGAGCTGCCCTATCAACAATCACAATGAGCGGTACACCTGCAGCACAGGCAGGGACTAGAATAAAGGCTATGTTTTCAGAACTTGCCAAAGAGGGGACAGATGCCTCTAAAGTCTTTGGAAAAATAACAGGACAAAGCTTTAAGGAGTTCATAACAGAGGGCGGAAACGTGGGGGAAGCCCTTCAGGAGATGGAGAAGTACGCCAAGTCCAACGGAAAACAGATGATAGACCTCTGGTCAAGCATAGAATCTGGGCAGGGGGCTATGGGATTGACCGGTGAAAATGCAGAGGCATTTACCAAAAACTTAGATTCCATGAAAAAATCTGCCGGGGAACTGGAAACAGCTTACCAGTTGGCTTCTGCTACTATTTCTACAGAATGGACGAAGCTTACAGGGACGATGAATAAAAAGTGGATGGAACTCGTAACAAAAATGAGGGATCCGATCATAGTAACTTTACAAGTAATAAGAAGAGGACTTGGTGGAGAAACTGATGATGATCTGAGGAGTGATGCCACAAAATCCCTTTCAGAGGCTGAAAGTAAAATAGCTAAATTGGCCCAACAGGAAGATGAGCTTCAGAAGCAGATAAAGGAGAATGAAAAAAATCCGACGTGGTGGGCTGAAAAAGGTTGGGGTGGTACTGAGTCGCTCAAAGTCAAATTGGCTAATATTCAAGAAACTCTCAAGAAAGCCACATGGGAGTATGAAAAGGCCAACAATGATATAGCAGCTCTCGACATAAAAGCTAAATACAAAACACCTTCAACGCCCACAACCCCTCCAGATGACCCAAAACCCAAAGGGGAAACAGACGAAGAAAAAGCAGAAAAAAAGAGAAAGTTACTTGAAAAAATAGCCAACTATGAAGCTGAACACGCTAATAAAATCAACTTGATTGACATCCAATTTTTAAGATCTAAGAGTGAATATCAAGAAAACCTTAATGAACAGCTAAAATCCGGGCTTATTTCAAGAGAGGAATATAATAAAAAGCTAGAGGCTTTTGAGGAAGAGAACACAATAAAACAAAATACAAGCTATAAAGAGGCCCTAGAGGACCTTAAAAACTTCTATACAAATGCGGGAGAGATAGCAAAGGCAAACGCTATAGAGAAACAGATCCTCGAAATAGAAGTGAAGATCACGGGTATGGAAGGGGATTTGCTAGATGGCTTAGAAAATCCAGAACTAGAGGCTTTTAGACAGAAACAACTTGAGGATCTCACTAATTTCAACAATGAAAAACTTATAAGAGAGTGGGAATACCTTGAGGAAATAGGAGCTTTGAGGTTACAAGGTGAAATTTCAGAACAGGAATTTACAGATAGAAAAAATGATTTTGATTATAACCAGAGAGAGCTTGAGAGCCTTTTTAGGATAGAACAACTTGAGGATCTAAGGAGCTTTTATCTAGAGCAAGGGAATATGCAGGACGAGGCTCTTGAGGTTCAAGCAACGATAAATGAAAAAAAAGCCCAGGTGAATAGTGCTGAGAAAAAAGCCACTGAAAACAAAATGAAGTGGGAATCTTGGGCTGAACGTTACAAAGTAGACGTATACGAGCAATCTGCCGAGGCTGTAATGGACACTTATGCAGCTCTAGCGAGTGGACAAATAAAGGATCTGGCAGCCTTTAAGAGCTATTGCAAAGAGAAGATTGCTGAATTACTACTTGCTAAAGGACAGGAACACATGGCAGAGGCTATTTCTTGGACGGCAACTGGTTTTGGGTATTTGGCAAGTCTTAATCCGGTTATACAATCTATGGCCCCGGCAGCTTTTTTATCCGCAGCCGAACACGCAGCCGCAGCGGCACTCTTTGGAGGAGCCTCAAGTGCTCTTTCTTCTGGATCCTCTTCTAGTAGTGATGACACTACAGAAAGTGTATCAAGTACAAATGATAATGATATAGCAGCCGCAGAAAGTACAGCCTCAAGTGCTGATGATGAAAAGGTTCAGATCTATGTTAGTACAGAGGAAAACGCTATGGCGAAGGCTATGGTCAACATCTTAGAGAAGGAACTTAATGATGAATATAATGTTTCAATTATAGGGAATAAAAAGTGATAAGGGAGGTGTAAAAATGCAGATTTTAACAACTATCAATAGCCTTGAACCTTATAAAATCAAGGGTATTAAATATGAGGGGTATGAGAAAGATTCTGACGGATCCATTTTAAACACTTCTGAAAGTGGCAAGGAATACAACATAATAAGATGGCTAAAGCATAAATACGCCTTATCACTCCAATGGCTGACCTATGATGAAATAGAAAACATTATAAAACAGTTCCAGACAGCTAAAAAGAATCAGGAAAAAGTGACGATAACGAAATCAAAACTTACTTCAAAAGGGTATTTGGATCTTAAAACTACAGCCGGAGAGCCTGTTTTTTCATTTGAACTAACTGATTTAAAACCTTCTCAGAAAACCGGTACTAGCTTTTATGATCTGACAATATCCTTAATCGAGAGAGTTGATCTGGTATGAAGTATTATCATTACGCCATTAAAATTTTTGATTCTCTTAGATCCGGGACAAATGATGAAAGCCCTTTATATGTTGCTACAGGTGAGGGGATCTATCTTGATGGTATAGAGTGTCTGGCTATAGCAAATACGCCAAGCGACATAACTTCAAGCATAATGCCTACAGACAGTAAATGTTCTGTATCATCTAGCAAAATAAGAATAGGGAATCCAGACTATTCAATATCACAATGGTTCTATGAGCGGCAAAATTCAGAAGGGACCATGACCTACGGAGAAAAAGTTGAGATCTACGCTGTAGACGCTGATAAAAACACCTATTTAATCTATATGGGAATTATAAGAGAAATAAACAACGATACTCTTGAAACTTATTATGAAATAGAGGTTGCAGACGTACAAGAGAGGCTAAAAACTTCTATATTTGATAGAGAGTTTTCTAATTATCAAGCTGAAAGCATTAGTGATATAAACGCTTACAGGCTGCCTCATTATGATGATGGGGGAACAAGAAAGGGATTCACTATTATAGAGCAGGACGAAGGGGACACAGACGATAGCGGAAACGCTGTAAATACAAGAGTGATAACTTTTAATGGTCATGTGATTGACTTTGTGGAAATGATCTACCAGATAGCCTTTTCTACAGATACCCTTGATGTTCAAGTTTTTTATTTATCAAATGATTGGCAAGATTTTGTGGATCTGGACTCTTTTAACTCTGTTAGGGCCTCATTAAGTAGCAGCTCTTATCAATTCTATTTTGAGTTCAGAGAGGCCGTTGAAGATCCTTATGAATATCTGAAAGAAAACATTTACAAGCCTTGTGCTATATTCCCGTATGTAAATTCACAGGGGAAACTAGGGATAAAACTACACAAGCAGCCGCAATCCAGTGACGAGGTGGCTACTTTTTCAGAAGAAAATATTGTTTCTGTAGATAAGAAAGCTATCACAGATAACAACGTAGTGAATCATATCCAATGTAAGTACGGGTGGAAGTTTAAAGATGATGAAGAATCGGTCATAAGATACTTTGGAAATGCAACGTCATATAATAAATTCAGAATGTTTATACCTACTGACAGCCCACAAGAGATTGAAATAAGAGGGATCAATAACCTTTCAGATACAGCGAGGGCCACGTTTGCTCAAGGGGTTACAGACGCTATATTCTCAAGGTACGCTCTACCTTCAATAGAAATCTCTTTGACAGTTCCATTGGAAGAGGCTACGTCCTTGAAAGCTGGTGATTATGTTTTTTTCTCTCATAATACAGTTGTTGCTTGGGAAGGGGACAATCCGGGACTAGCAGGAATAGGAGCGGTGGAAGATGAAGAAGATCCTTTTGGCGGATTGGCATTTATGGATCTAGGGGTTGAATGGGGAGCCTTTATAGATGGAAATAATCTTGGGAAAGCTATTGACGGCACTTGGGTAGTCACTACCACAGAGGCTGAGATCTCTCATAAACTTTTTAACGATACAACTGACCCTAATTTTAAAAGTTGCTTAGAGAATCATAATAGTGTCAGCAGCTTTTTAAGCAATCAAGGAGGTTACTAAGTGGGAAAGAAGCTTATGGAAATAACTGAATTTAAAAAGAAACTAAAAAGTGGCCAAGCCTCGATAAAACTATTGGACACGGGATTTTCACAGCTCACAAGGAAGATCACGAGCGATCCCGGAGCGAGTTATTTGACGGCAGAGGCGGCAGATCCTTTTAGTAAAGAATTGATAGTATCACTAAATGCTGCACAACTTGCTTTAAAGGCGAGATACCAGACGCTTTTTTCAGCTTATAACACTTGGGTAATTGGAAAACAGGCGAGCATGCCGAATCTAGAAACCTTTGGCTATGAGTTTTCCGCTGTAGAGGATCATTCAAACGGATATGAGGCAAATGTGACCTCAGCCGATTATTATATGCTTACTAGTATAATAAACGCTGAGAAGGAACTTTATGAGGCCGGGAATTATTGGTTTATGAATAACCTTGAATCAAATATAGATGTTATCAAAGAATGGAGCAAGACTCAAAATTATGGCAGTACGACTTCAAAAGTCATAGGGTATTTTGAAACAGGTTGGGACAGAGTGCCGCTCTGTTATTCGTGCAGCGTGTCCGGGGTAAGTTGGTCAAATGTAGGAGGCGGTGACGATAAAGTCTGGGTACACGCTTGGAACTTACACAACATTCCAAACGGAGCAACGGCCACATTTGAAATAGAGGCCTCCTACTGGACAGGAAGTCAAGATGAAGGCTCCGAAGTCATTGAAAAGGGCTACATGTATATAAAAAGAACCGTTATAGACGGGGATTCATATTATACTTGTTGGGCTACAAAAGGCGGCTTAAAAGATCACGGAAGAATTGACAGCTATGTAAGAACAGGATTAACAGCCACACATTTTGATACAGATACACCTAGCTTTTCTTGGTTACAAGAAAGGACATATTCATAAAGGAGGGCCTAAATGTTAGAAACTATAAAAGCAATAAAAACTTATATCCAGACCGGGATAAAAAGCACAGCTATGACTATTATAGACACGAGCTTTGCTGTTTCAGCTTGGAAAATGAACTCAGCCGGGGAAATGATAGCAAAAGAGCATTGGAGTTTGGATAATGAGGATCTCGCCACAGCCACAGCAGATGATTTTACCCTAAGACACTCTGTAGATATGAGTTATACTTCTGACCTAAGTTCTACAGTAATTTCTAAGATCTATGTGGAAATAGACGTTGAAAAGAATCCTAATAAACTTATACCGTCTACTTTACAGGCTGAATTGGATCTTTTATAAGGGGGGGTGGACTAATTGAATTTTAGAGGTGGAACTTTTAAAGAAATTCTTTTTAATATATATGCGGATCTTACAAAGGATCTTGAAACTAAAAAGACCGATCTGGAAAGCTATGCAAATGATACTGTTATTCAAAATGCCAAAGATACGGTGGATGATTATATCACGGATACTAGCAAGCCGGATCTGGACAGTTATGAATCAGAAAAAGAAACCGAGCTTAATACGTATACAACAGCTAAAAAAAGTGAATTAGATACCTATAAGGGAGAGAAAGAAAGTGAACTCGAAACTTATACAACTACTAAAAAATCAGAGCTTAACACCTACGAGATACAACTTGAAGGATCTCTGGATGACTATCTGATAATAAAAAAATCAGAGTTAGATAGCTACGCTCTAGAAAAAATTTCAGAGATTGAAGAAAGTACCGAGGTTGTTTTTGAATCTAGCATAACAGATGATTATACCGAACCTAGTTCAAGTTTGGTCGCTAGTCAAAAGGCACTATATGATGGTTTGTCTACAAAATCAAATACTCATACTCATCCTTATAGAGCGGATACTTGGACACCTACAGCCTCAGAAATAGGGGCTTATCCCTCTACTGGAGATACCTCTTTGATAATAAACGGTGTGACTATTACTGTGGAGGTGTAACCTTATGAAAATGCGATATCTAAGGTGGTACGCAGCCGGAAGTTCTTCAAATACTAGCAATCACATAGTTGAACTAGAAGCCTTTGAAGGAACCACGAATAAAGCAAGCGGGATAACAGCTACCTCAAATTACGGAAGTGCTTCAAACTTGGATATATTAACAAATGGAGATAAAGCCACAAGTCCTTATTGTAGCTTTGGTGGTTCTACTGTAGGGTATGACTGTTATGTTCAAATAGATCTTGGGGCAGTTTACGACATTGACACTATAAAAGTATACCCTTATTGGTCAGACGGAAGAACTTATTATTCTACTAGAGTAAACACTTCACAAGATGGTTCCGTTTGGGTAGCCCCTTATGATTCAGTAATTCAAGGAACTTTCGTAACAAGTTCTAGCGGCTACACAATAGATTGTTCAAAATATTTTAGGTTTGGAGATTATGACTTTCCTTTATACTCGACAGCAAATGTTCCTTATCTTAAATGTGGCGATATGTATTTACAACTTACTACTGACAGTAGCCTTTCAACTGTAAGACCTAGGCCAGTATTCACTAAAGATGGTACAGCTAGATATATTCAAGAGTTACCTTCTAGCTTTACAAGTTGGACTACTTCAAATACAACTTCGCAAAGTACGTCAACAAGTTGGACTACCTCAAATAGTACAACTACAAGTTGGTCTACTTCATATTCTACATCATATTTGACTAAAGAGTGGACAAGGTACGGTGACTATTCTGATTATACATATTGGTACACGAGTAAAACGACATCAAGGACAACCTCGAAAAGTACCACAACGAGTTGGACCACTTCACAAAGTACAACTACAAGTTGGACCACTTCCAAGGCCACAGGTAAAACAACTAAACAAGGAGGGTGGATATAAAAGATGGAGTTTGACACTAAAAAAGACAGACTTGGAACGGTAATAAGAAAAAAAGATATTCCTTTTCAAGACTTCTTAATTGAAGAGTGTAAAAGGCGTAATATAGAACTAATGTACGATAAAGAAGATATAGAAAGTGAAAGAGAACTTTTAATTTTTACTGAGTTTTTCGGTGGAATGGGTGGCGTTATGATAAAGCCGCAGAACTTCACACGTCAAATGAAACAATATCATCAAGCTTTTTTAGATGATACACCTATAAAAATTGATTTTTCAAAATTAATAGATTCAGCCGGGGACAAATACTTTTTAGAAGAAATAGAAGAAATGCCGGAAAAGGTAGCTTTGCTTTGTGGATCTAACTTTTTAGGGACTCACACAAAGAAAGAGTTGATAAATGAAGCTGTAAACCAAGGGGCTATGTTAAAACCTCACCCGGTTACAACTGAGGACGTTTTAGAACTATTAAACCGGACTTGGAAAGGTAAGGTTTACGGTCCTATGCAATCTGGATTCACGCTATATAAAAAAGCTAAAGAAATATGGACAACTAGATTCTCTGAATTTTCTCTATTTGCTATTCTTGAGGGGAAAAGCTTAATTTTATAGATGACGATTTATTAATTCATAGAGGGAGTTATAAGAGCCTGAATCTATATTTAGAAATAACGGAAAATCAAACTAAAGAAGGATTAAATAAAATATTAAATTCTAGTTTGTCCGGGATCTTTTTCTCTGAATTTAATACTGAGGCTGACATACTCAGGTATCTTGATAATTTTGAACAAAATATCTTAGGGAGGTAACAATGGAGGAAAATGTTTTACATTTAGAGTTGATACTGACAATGGAGTGTAATGCTAATTGTGATTATTGCTATCAAAACGGAGCGGAAAAAGTGCCAGATATGGATGAAGAGTTCATTGATAAGTTATACGAAAAAATAAAAAGTGAAGAGTATTACAACAAATTTGTAATAGCTCTCTTTGGTGGAGAACCTACTCTGGCAGAGGATAAAATACTTTATTTATTGGAAAAGTTAGAAAACTTAAAAGATTCTAAAGTTTTTAGATTCACTATGCCAACAAATGCTATAGACACTGACGCTGTACTGAGAATAAAAAAAGCTATAAATAAAAGAGGATGGGAAGTATCTTTCACATTAAGCAACAAAGAGGATCTAACCTTGTCAAATATACCGGATGAAATATTGATTGAAAGTTCTTATTCTTTTATATTTAATTCTAGTAATTATACAAGTATTACAGAGGACCTTATAGACACTCTTAAAAATTCTAAATTAGGTGGTGGAATTGTAATAAAGCCAGATGTATATAGTGATCTTTCTTCTATCCCGGCCTCAGATGTATCAAACATTTTAAAACTTGTAGCTGATAAAAAAGCCTTTTTCAATGTAAATTTAACGAATCCAGACGCTACAGCCTGTGTTATGGATGATCTTGAAAGGGTAACGGTATTTTCTACCGGAGAATTTGCTATGTGTACCAGAATGACTATGGGTTGCTATGAGGATGGGTATATAGGACATATTGACACTACTACTTTTCAAGAAGCTGTGGCAAATAGAATTGAACTAGCTAGTCAGATATCGGAAACCGGTATGTGTTTATGTAAAACTCAAGCAGCTATAGAAAGTGCTAATTACGTTGACGAAATAATTCAAGCTACAGACGGAATTTATGACGGTTTGGTTGTAGCAAAGGACTAGGTGATTAAATGTACTACTTTATGAAAAATGTTTCAAATAAAGATACTTTTCAATATATGACCGGTGATTGGTACGGGGAAAATATGGCGGATCCTGTTAATCGAGAGGAAAAAGTAAAAGTTATGTGCAGCTTTTTAGAGGAAAATACAACTTTAATCCCGGAGGATCTATCAATAGTGGACTTTGGATCTGGGAATGGAGCTGTGCTTGAGGCTATGAGTAAATATTTTAAAAGTGTTAAAGGTTACGAAATAAGGGAAAGCATTTTAGAAGATTCTTATCAAAGAGAAAATGTTGAAACCTTAGATGTTTTGGAAGGGATCCCGGAAAGTTTTGATATTGGACACGCAAATATATTGATGTATTTTTCAGAGGATGAACTAACAAATTTCTTTGAGAAAAATACCGGGGATCTGAAAGCTCTAATAATTACATATAGATTTGGATTTGTATTAAATGATGAGGCCCGGATCAATTTCTTGACTGAAATAAAATTTAAGGCCCTTGCAGAAAAGTATGGATTTGAATTTTATACAGATCCTACATTTTCTAATGTGTCTTATATGATTAAATCTGACTATTTGAAGTAGGTTAAGCTTATGATTAAACGCCTTAATACAAGGAAGCACCTTGCAGGGCTTATGACGGCCTCAGAAAATTTAAATATCGAGAGTAGGATCTTAAATTTTAATCAAATTGAAATAGAACCAATAGAGCTATATGGTTCCTATATAAAAAATAAATTAATCGGTTATATTGGAATAAATACCTATAAAAATAAAGCACTTCAAATATTCGCTTTAAAAACTGATGGCGGCCCGGCTTTTTATAACGATATCATTAAATTTTTAGACTATACAATGTTGTTCTTGGATTGGGCCACGTTTGAAGTGATGGAAAAAAGTCCCGGAGAAAATCTGGTAAGGATTCTTTCAAAGAAAAAGCCAGAATATAAGATTCGGGAACTTCATAGGGAAACAACTAAAAATGGATCCAAAATAATTAAATATATAGGAGGATCTTATCAGTGAAAAAGGAGGAACTGTTTTGAAAATGAATCAAGCGGGATATGACTTAGTAAAAAACTCAGAAGGCTTAAAATTAAAAGCGTACTTATGTCCAGCTGGGAAATGGACTATAGGTTATGGATCAACCCTATATGAAGATGGCTCAAAAGTAAAAAAAGGAGATACTATAACCAAAGAAAGAGCAGATAAATTATTAAATAATTTAATTTCTAAATTTGAAGAAGAAGCAAGAAGACTAATCAAGATTGAACTCAATGAAAACCAATTTTCAGCTTTAGTTGATTTTATATATAATTTAGGAATTGGAAATTTCAGAAAATCTACATTATTGAAAAAAATCAACTCCGGAGAACTTGAAGGGGCCTCTGAAGAATTTGAAAGGTGGATTTATAGCAACGGTAAAAAACTAGAGGGATTAAGAAAAAGAAGAAAATCAGAAAAAGAACTATTTTTAGCAGAAATTTGAAAGGGGGAAAAATTGGATAAGAACTGCGGACCACTACAACTAGACCATGAAAAAAGAATTTCTGCTCTTGAGACTTCTATAAAAGGGGCATTTTCTAGAATGAACCATATAGAAGAAAATCAAAAGATTTTAACAGATATGAACGCTAATATAAAAGTAATAGCGGAGAGATACACAGAGTTAAATAAAAAATTTGATAAGGTTGAAACAGATCTAGAGGAACTTAAAGGAAAATCTGGAAAGCGATATGAACAGTTAATCAGTTTAATTATGACTGTTGTAATTAGCGGAGTTTTAGGAGCTTTTATAAAATCTTTGTTTTAAAGTGGAGGGATATATTATGGAATTTTTAAGTAAGTATGGATTGGTTATTTTCTCCGGGGTAGTTTTTTTAGGTGTTTTTTTCAAGTTCAAGAAAAAAGCCCATCAATTAGGAGACAATATAGGGGATAGACTGCCGGAAACTGTTAGGAAGGAAATGGGTGAATATATCGAAGCTTTTGCAGAGGGACTAAAAGGTGAAAACTATGATGGGGACGGAAACCTTGTAAGTAATACCCAAATTGATAATGCGATACAAAAGGTGAAGATTGATTTGGGTTTGAAGGAATAACCCTGAAAAAACTGGGTGTTGAGTTAAGTTTTAACCCTTTGCAATATAAGACTAAGCTATTCACAGTAAGGTTCAATCTTAGAGGGGATTCTATACAAAGTATATTTAGAAATATTTTCAGATGATAAAAGCCAGGGGTCGAGTCCCTGGCTTAAATTTTATATAATGTGGGCAATATCTTATTAAAATAACCTTGCCTACCTAATTTTAATATATCTTCTTTATTTGAATTTAAAATTTCCGTATGTTCTAATGGGAATTCAAATAAATCGCTATTATTTGCTATGTACCATGATATAAATAATAAAAACAATTCAGGCTTCTCACCTGAAAGACTTGAGTAAAGATTTGCTGCATCAAAAATTAAAATCTCTGTTGCTTTAGGATTAAAATTTAAAAATTCATCAGAATCTTTATCGGCATGCTTAAAAAAATTTTGAGCTGCATTAAATTTTTTTATAACTTCTTTTTCATGCTCTTTTTTTACTCCATATTTAAAAAACATTTCTCTTATTGAAAAAGAAGAATTTTCTTTTTTATAATTTAAATCTCTAATAACATTATATGCTGCACAAGTAAGAGTATGAATAGACACAGGATCTTTTTCATTAAAATATAAAATAATTGCTGTTTCCAGTTGTCTTTTAACTATATCTAATTTTGAAAGTGTTAATTCTTTCAT